ACTGGGCCCGCATCGCCCGCACCGAGTACGTGGAGCTGCCGCGCAAGAACGGCAAGACCACGATCTCCGGTGGCCAGGCCTGCTACCTGATGGGCGCCGACGGCGAGAACGGCGCCCAGGTCATCGCCGCCGCGGCGTCCAAGCCTCAGGCCCGGTTCTGCTTCGACCCAATCAAGCTAGTCGCGCAGAAAAGCCCAGGGCTGAAGAAGAACGTCCGAGTGATGCGGGACCGGATCCTTCACCCGAAGTCCGGCTCCTACTTCGAGGTCGTCTCCAGCCTTGCCGACCTGATCCACGGCGCCAACATCCACGGCGGCGTCATCGACGAACTGCACGTGCACAAGACCGGCGACCTGGTCGAAGCCATCGTCACCGGGACCGGCGCCCGCGAGCAGCCACTCATCGTGATCATCACGACCGCCGACGACGGCAAGCCGAACAGCGCCTATGCCGAGTACCGGCTGCTCATCGAGCGGCTGGCCCGCAAAGTGCTGGTCGACTTCAGCGTCTACGGCGTCATCTTCGCCGCCGACCCGAAGGACGACCCGCACGCCGAGGCCACCTGGCGCAAAGCGAACCCCGGCTACGGGATCAGCCCGACCAAGGAGTTCCTGCAGCAGGCCAGCACCAAGGCGAAGAACAGCCCGGCGCAGCTGGCCAGCTTCCTCCGGCTGCACCTGGGCATCCGCACCAAGCAGACCACCAAATTCATCACGCTGGGGTCCTGGGACGCCAACGCTGGCGTCGTCGACGAAGCCGAGCTCGCCGGCAGGACCGCTTTCGGCGGCCTGGACCTCGCGAGCACCTCCGACGTCACCGCGCTCGCGTGGCTCTTTCCGGCCGAGGACGGCACCTTCGATGCCATCTGGCGCCTGTGGATCCCCGAGGACAACCTCGACGACCTGGACAAGCGCACCTCCAACAACGCCAGCGTGTGGGTGCGCGACGGCTGGCTGACGCTCACGCCCGGCAACGTCACCGACTACGACCACATCGAAGAGCAGATCCGCCGCGACGTAGAGACCTTCGACGTTCAGGACATCGCCTACGACGCCTGGAACGCCAGTCAGCTGGTGAACAACCTGACCGCCGAGGACGTCCCGATGTCCCCGATCCGCCAGGGCTTCGGGTCGCTGACCGCACCGACCAAGGAGCTGCAGCGGCTGCTGCTCCTGGGCCGCAAGCGCGGCCCGGTGCTGCGCCACGGCGGCAACCCCGTCCTGCGCTGGATGATCGACAACCTCGCCGTCCAGACCGACGCCGCCGGCAACGTCAAGCCGGCCAAAGACAAGGGCGCCGACAAGATCGACGGCGTCGCCGCGCTGATCAACGCCATCGAGCGCACCCTGCGCACCGAGGCGCCATCAGAGTCCGTGTACGAGGAGAGAGGGCCGGTGATCCTGTGAAAGGCCGTCGACTCGTTCGCGAGCTGGAGCGCCGGCGCGTGGTTGTTACCACCACCGCGGCGGAGACGTTCGACGGGATCCTGCTAGATGCCGACGACGGGCACCTGGTCCTGGTCGACGCCGCGCAGCTGACCCAGACCGGCGACAGCGTCGTTATTGACGGGCAGCTGTGGCTGCCGACTGACCGCGTCGCCTACCTGCAGCGGCCGGAGGTCTGATGTTCCTGTCCAACGGCGCCCCGGTCCTGGTCCCGCCCGGCACCCTGGCCGACACCACGCCGATGTTCGCGGACGCGAACTACTACTCGCGTTCTGCCCTCGAGCTCACCGGCCGCATGGCGGCCTACGGGCAGCTGTACCGCAAGCAGTTATGGGTCGGCTCGATCGTGCGCAAGCTGGCCCGCTCCACCGCCCGGCTGAACCTGGACCTGCGCGAATCCTCGGATCCGCAGGCCGGCCTCGACACCGTCTCACCGCTGGCGCAGCTACTGGCCAGGCCGAACGACCGCTTCGACCCGTTCAAGCTCTGGTTTTGGACCAGCGCCACATACGACGTCTACGGCGAGACGTTCTGGCTGAAGCTGCGCGACCTGGACAACGTCGTGCGCGAGCTGCATCCGATGCACCCGACCAACGTGGTCGTGTACCGGGACTACAAGGGCGAGCTCGGACCGCCCGGCGGCATCTGGTACATCTACACCTCCGGCGTGCGGTCAGTGAGCCTGCTGCCACCGATCCCGGCCGCCGACGTCGTGCCGTTCACGTCCTACAACCCCGACGACACCGAGCGCGGCGTATCCAACCTCGAAGGCCTGCGGGAGACGCTGCTCGCCGCGGACGCCATGCGCCGCGCCTCGGCCAGCTTCTGGCGTCACGGCGCCCGGCCGGCGATGGTCCTGAAGACCGACAAGAAGCTGACCGACCCTGCGATCAAGCGGCTCAAGTCCCGCATCGACGATGCACACGGCGGCGCCGACAACATGGGCGGGACCCTGGTCCTGGAGGACGGCCTCGACGTCACCCCGATGCAGCTGAACGCCGAGGAGCTGCAGTACATCGAGAGCAGGAAGATCAATCGCGAGGAGGTGTGCGCCGCCTACGACGTCCCGCCGCCGGTCGTGCACATCCTCGACAAAGCCACGTTCTCCAACATCACCGAGCAGATGCGGTCGATGTACCGGGACACGATGGCGCCGCGGCTGGAAGAGCTCGAGTCGATCATCAAGCACCACCTGGTCCCGGACTTCGGTGGCAGCCAGGTCCCGCGGTTCAACCTGGATGAGGTGCTCCGCGGGGACTTCGAGACCCGCGCCGAGGCAGCGGTAAAACTGGTCACCGGCGCCGTCATGAAGCCGGCCGAGGCCAGGCCCATGTTCAACCTGCCGCCGGCCGGCCCCGAGGCGGACAAGCTCTACGCCAACCAGGCCACCCAGCCCCTGGGAACCCCGGTCGGCGGGGCGCAGCCGGGCGCGCTGCCCGAGGCGCGGCCGCCGCTGGCGATCGAGGGCCCGCGGCCGGACGCGGTCCGCGCCGAGCGCTCCATGATGGGCCGCCTCGGCGCTGCCAAGACAGCCGGCGCCGACCTGCGCGCCCAGCTGGTCGCCGCGCACGCCGCGCAGCTGCGCAAGGCCTTCGCCGCGCAGCGCGCCGATGCCATGGCCGCCGCCTCCCGCAAAGCCGCGGCGCCGTTCAACGCCCAGACCTGGGATGTGGCCCTAGCCGATCTTCTGGAGGGGCTGGCCACGGCGACCGCGAAGCTGATGGGCGGCGAGACCGCGCAGTCGCTCGGCGGAAGCTTCGACGTCGGCACGATGGCCGACTGGATCCGCACCAACGCAACCGTCTCCGCGCAGCGGATCAACACCACCACGCTGGACCAGCTCGCTGACGCCCTGGAAGACGCCACCGACCCGGCGGCCGCCATCGCGCAGGTCTACGACGTGCTCACCGGCTCGCGCTCCGAGCAGATCGCGAACACCCGGGTCGCTGTCGTCGGCGGCAAGGCCCGGCGTACCTCCGCCGCGCAGAACGGCGCCACCACCAAGACGTGGGTGACCGGGACCAATCCGCGGCCCGACCATGCCGCCGTCGCCGGCGAGACCGTCGCCCTGGGGCAGCGGTTCTCCAACGGGATGGACGGCCCCGGCGACCCGGCCGGCGGCGCCGATGAGGTCGCCGGGTGCAACTGCGACCTGGCATTCAGCAGATGAGGAGAGCCATGAGGACCACGGTTGTCCAGAAGGACGCCATCGCCGCGATCACCCCGGGCGACGATGACGAAGGCTCGCCGAACGGCTCCTTCCACATCATCTTGTCGACCGCGGCCAAGGACCGCGACGGCGAGGAGCTGCAGCCCGGCGAGTGGGAACAGCCGCTACCGGACCACATCACCATGGACATGGACCACGGCATGTCCGTGGCCACTACCGTCGGATCCGGCACGCCGACCCTAGAGAACGGGCAGCTGCACGTCCGCGGCACCTACGCCAGCATCCCGCGCGCGCAGGAAGTCCGGGCCCTGGTCGGTGAAGGCCATATCAAGACCACCTCGGTCGCGTTCCTGCGCAAGACCACCTCGGACGCCAAGGGCGCCAAGACCACCCGCCGCGAGCTCCTCAACGGCGCGTTCGTCGCGGTGCCCGCGAACCCCGAGGCGCTGGTGCTGGCCAGCAAGGCAGCCACGGCCGCCAAGGAAGGCCGGCGCAACTCCGCTGCCGACCACGCCTCGATCCAGGGCATCCACGACTACGCCACGGCCCTCGGCGCCTACTGCAACGACGGCAAGGCCGCGGCCGCCGACGGACGCAAGGACGCTGACACCGAGCAGGACGACGACCCGGGCACCCTGGCCCAAGGCGTCGACGCCGCCATCGATGAGGCGATCGACCTGTTCGCGCAGGTCGACGCCACCACACTTCCCGAGCCGGTACAGCAGGCCATCGCGCTGATCACCAGCGCCGACGCCACGATCGACAACCTGCTGGCCGCGCTCGGGGTAGCCGATCCGGACGAGACCGAGGATCAGACCGCCGGAGCCGACGACGCCGCCAAGGCCGCGCAGTCCGCTCCCGCCGTCGACGTCGCCGCCCTGGCCGATCGCATGAAGGCAACCCGCGCCCGCGCGCTCGCCGCGCTGGCCGCCGCTTACGAGAAGACAGGACACTGATATGCCATCACTGCTGGAGGCCAAGGAGAGCGTCAAGAAGCTCTCCCTGCAGGCCCTGGAGGTCGTCGAATCGACGACCATGACGCCGTCCGAGCAGAAGGACGCGCTCGACCGGATTGAGGAAGACCTCGAGAAGGCGCAGAAGGACGTCGCGAACCTCACCCACATCGAGGAGAAGCGCGCGAAGTTTATGGCCGCATCCGGCGGCGACCTGGCCGCGGCCGCCGAGGCCGAGGGGAAGGCGACGCTGAAGAGCCTCGGCGAGCAGTTCGTCGAATCCGACGGCTACAAGAACCAGCTCAAGCGCGGCGGGTTCAAGGGAAGCTCCTTCTGG